TTTGACCGTGAGACAGGAAGGATCATCAATGAACAGAATACTAAATATTCTCCCAGTGATCGCTCAACTCTTGTTGAGTCTGTCAGACAGATATGTCTGGCGTTCAAAAAGGTTGAAATTGCCTGCACACCCGAAAGGGAGCAGGCCGCACTTGGGTCATTCATCGAAGTTGAGCGCGCTTTCAGCACGTTTTCGCTCTCAGACGAGCAACGCGACGAATTTTGTCGCGTGTCTCGTGAGCTCTGGGATAATCTTATGGCTACTATTAGCCTTTTGGATTGTTCTCCAAAGCACGGACCGGGAGCTACAGCCGATAAACGGATGGGAAACCATAAGTTTATATGGCTGAACTGGCATGAACGCCTGGAGTCTTACTTCCCCATCGTAGGGAACGGATACCCTTTAGGTATCGAACCTGAAAATGAGGAGCTCCAGAACGTTACGTTCATTAGCCAAGATCAGGAGATACCTGTAAAGGTAACTCCTGTTCCGAAAACACTGAAAGGGCCCAGAATAATCGCTATAGAGCCCTGCTGTAATCAATTTATACAGCAGGGAATTCGAGATGTCTTATATGACAGGCTCGAATCGTTCCCTCTTACAAAGAGTCACGTTAATTTTCGTGACCAAAAGAGGAATCAACGACTTGCGATTAGAGCGTCGAGGTCAGGTCGATTAGCAACGATTGACTTGTCAGATGCGAGCGATCGAGTTCCTCGGTCGTTAGCACTCTACATGTTCCGTGCGAATCCAGATTTACAGGATTCTATCGATGCATGTCGTTCGACGCACGCGGAAATGCCTGATGGAACCATTGTGGGACCATTAGAAAAATTCGCGTCGATGGGCAGCGCCTTATGCTTCCCAGTAGAGGCTATGTATTTCTACACATGTTGTGTATTAGCCCTACTGAAAAGGCATAACCTTCCTGTCAGCCGTTCTAACATTTTGCACGTTAGAAGGCTGTTATACGTGTACGGGGACGATATAATTGTCCCTTCCACGGATGCGGTTTTTGTTCTTGATTACCTGCAACGATACAATTGCAAGGTAAACGCCACTAAGTCTTTCTGGACTGGAAAGTTCAGAGAGAGCTGTGGTGTCGATGCATATGACGGTAAGGTGGTTTCACCCACCTATATCGGCACATTGCCTCCTAAGAACAAGCGTCAGCCCGAGAGGCTGATCTCATGGACGGCCACCGCAAATCTCTTTTACAAAAGAGGTTATTGGAGGACCGCTCAGCTTCTATTTAATTACGTAGAAGCGGTGTTAGGGCCTTTGCCCTACCTATCTGAGACCACTCCTGGGTTAGGTCGTTACTCTTTCCTCGGTTATCAAACCATCGATAGATGGCAAGAGTATCGTGGCCCTTTCAGGCCACTCTCGGATACAGAACTCCAAAAAGGTTCTGTGTCCTTGATAGGGAAAGCTAGTTACCAGCGCTTTGAAGTAAAGGCGTGGGTACCTAGTCCAATTTACCGAAAGGCAAAGTTGGAAGGTAACGCTGCTTTGAGTGCGAG